CTTTTTGCCTTTGGTGTACTTGCGCTTGACCGCAACGGCAGGCTTCACCACGGTGTCCTCGGAAACATCATCGGGGGCTGTGGTATCGGCATCGACGAACCCTTCGACCTTGGCGTTGAACGGACACAGCTTTCCATCCTGCATCACGTACAGATCGCCGCCCTTGGTGTACTTGCCGGAGTGCTCGCCGCCGTAAATCTCTGCGTAATCGTGGAAGTACATTACAATACCCTCACTTGTATGAAAATTGGTCGTTTCGACCTTGGTTCGATACCGCCATCCGAAGCGACAGGCCGGTCTCGGTGCCATAGGCGTTCAGTTCTTCTTTCGAGAGGTTGCTGTCAGCATCCATCTCGGAAGGAGTGCGAACGCGATGGGTGGAATAGGTCGTCGGCTCGTTGTTGATCGAGTCGAGCGGCCGGGTCTTGTGCGTGTACATGCCGCGCGCGCCAAGCCCCCCCTGAGCTTGCACGTACCCAACATTCATCGGGTCCGGGTACTCAGGCATCAGGTACGAGCTTTCAATCTCATTGGCAATTCGGTTGGTTCGCTTCATCACGCCCTCCATTGCTCCCAAAACCCCCGGGCGAGTCGCCCCGCCCGGAGGGTGTCTGGCTGACCAGGGAGGGTGTCAGCCGAACTTCTGGCCGCGAGAAATGCCGCGCTTCTCCGGCCCCATCGGTTTGCCGCTGTACATGTCGCGGCCCTGCCCCAAGTCCTCGGGGTATTCCGTGATCGCGAAGCTCTCGGACAGGCCGGTCTGCACGCTCGCAGTCATCGGGGAATGCCCGTCGCCCTTGTAGCCGCCCTTCTTGCCGCCCTTCACGCCCATCGGCTTGGTGCCGCCCATGTCGGCGAGGTTGCCCATCGCAGACTTCTTTTCGATGTCGTAGCCGTAAGGCGAGCCGGCCATCGAGGTTGCGTTGTCCTTGTGCATGATTTGCTCCTTCGCTTTCGCGAATTAGTTGATGTGATCCCACGCGATGGCGATGGTGAAGTCCGCCGTACCCGCCGGGGTGCCACCAGTGGGCGCTACGAAGGTCACGGTCAGCTCCGCCACGTTGTCCACCTGACTGGTCCAAATGGCGCCTCCGCCGTTGGTGTCAGCGAACGACTGCGCGGCATTGGCGGCCAAATCGTCGATCTGGGCGTCGGCGAACTTGCCAAGCGCTCCAGCAACACCCACCTGGACTCGGGCCGTGGTGGTGACGTTGGTGAAGGTGACCGTCGCGAACGTGTGGATGTCCAGCACTCGGGCCTGCAATGCGCCCTTCGGCACACGGATCTTCCGGGTAATGGTGCCACCGCCGACGTTCAGGGCGGAGTAGTTGTAGGTGATGACTTTCGGGTCGTCGTAATTGCTCATTTCCTGATCCTCGTTCTGGGGGCTTACGCCGCCGAATCCCACTTGATGATGCGGGCGTTTGCAGCGTCAGCCGTTGTCGAACCGTGGACGAGACCAAACCCGCCAAGGTAGTACCAAGCAACGCCACGCGAACGCCCGAAGTCCGTCGGAATCTTGCCGCGAATCTCTTCCGGGATACCGATTGCCTCGGTAACGGTGTCCTCGCCGAAGAAGAAAATCCAGTCCGACAGGCCGTTATTCCACGGGTCCGGATTGCGGAAGTTCCAAGTCGTCGAGTCAGCAGCACCGCCCTTCGCAACATGGGTCTGCTCGCAGAACCGCATGCCTTCGTAGCGGCCGATCTCGCCATTGGCGATGTGCCGGAAGCCCGTCTCGATGTACTGGTGAATGCTCTCCAGGTTGTTCTTGATGGTGCGCAACGAGGTCGGCCACGCGAGGGCGTAGTAGTCATCATTCATGTAGGGGGGGATGTTCCGCTCCTTCATGATGTCCACGATTGCCTTGCAGTGCTCCTTGCCGAACGCGATGTTGTTGGTGAACGGCGCAATGCCGTTGGTCGCCAAGGTCACCGAGTTGGCGCTGGTGCCGGAGGTCGGGGTGACGCGCAGCACGGTCTTGTTGAACTGTGCGTGAGCTGCACCATCGAGGGTTTCCTTCGCATCCACCTTCAATACCTTGTGGATGATTTCGGTAACCGGCTGCTTCGACAGATCATTCAGCTTGCCGGTGTACGGCACGCTGTTACCGTACTCTGTGATCGTCAGGGTGCCCTGGCGGATCGTGAACTTCGAGCGCGGCATTTCGATTTCTTCGTTGAGCTGGCCACCACCCACAGAAACGCGTGAATACACGTTCCAGTTGTAGGCTTCGCCAGCATGAAGACCCTTCTCCGAGCCATCACGCGCGTCAGCGAACTGGCGCACTTTAACGGTCGGCAAAAGGTCCATTCGCAGTACGTCGGACAGTTGGTCCGAATACAGAAAACCACCGAGCGCGTCGACATTCCAAACTTGCATGATTGTGTGCTCCGTAAAAGTTATGCGGGGAGCCCTCGACTCTGGCGCATCCGTGCGATGTAGTCCGAATTGGACTGCGGCTCAGATTGCTCCTGCTTCGGGGGCGTGTACGTTCCAGTCAGAGCGGGTGGGAGTGATCGCTTACGTTCGACAACATCTTGACGCGGATGCTTAGTCACTGCCTTCGCAGCTTCGCGCCCCAGGTCCGCCAATCGACGGTACTTGTTTTCGGGATTACTGCGAAGTCGCTGGAAGTGCTCAAACGCGCGCGCTTTCAAGGTCGGATCGTTTACGACTTCCGCATAGCTCTCGCTCATCATCGAGTTCAATTCCTCGATTTCGAGCTTGAGTCGCGGACTCATTTCCGGCTCGGCTGGCTTTAGCGCCGCTGCCGTATCCTGCTGTTTCAGCAGTTGGACAGCTTGCCTTGCGATGTCGGCTGGATCAATCGAAGCGCCGGGAGTTGACCGGTTGCCCATGACTTCCTGCAACGCACGACGTGCGCGGTTCGGATCGCCAGAGTAAATGTCATCGACAAGCGCCGCTGCCTGAGCCTCGGCATCTGCACTGCCTTCGCCGCCGGAGTCGGTGGGCGCTGCGCCCTGTGCATGGGCGCCTTGTGGGGCGTTGCCCCTGGCACGTTGTTCTGCGAGTGTCCCGGCTTCCTCGGCAAGTTCGAAGCGCATCTTCTTGATACGCGACTCTTCCTCGGCAGCCCGCTGTAACCGGATCGACGCTGCACGCTCCTTCTGGTAGGCCACGAGGCCGCCCGAAGCATCTACGTCATCCGAAGGAACCTCGAAAGTTTCCCCCAGCACCTTCACGGTAACACGTCCGGAGGGTTTGTCAATACCATTTTCAGGATCATTTTTGGACGATTGAACCTGCCTGGCATCAGGAACATGCTCAGGAGTCCCACGATCAAAACGATCTGGCCGGTTCGTGTCGATGTGAGAACCTCGGTCTAGCTCGTTATCGCCATGTGGCTGGCCAGCCTCTCTCGCGAGCGCTTCGACATTTGCCGCTACGTCTTCATGCTGGGCAGCCTCCGCCGTAACGCGGTTCTGCCGCATGTTCGTTGCCTTCTTGAAGATCGACTTGCGCGACTCGAAAGGATCAACCTTCGTCGGAGTCGATTCATCGCCCGTGGGAACCACTGCGTCAGCGCCTCGGTTCAGGTCGATACGCTCGGCGTTCACTTCGGCCTTGATCTCGTTGTCTGTCATTTGCTTGCTCATGCTGCTCCCCTCCTTGGGTTGTCTTCGGCCTCTTCTTCGATCGCCTTCGCAGCAGCGCGGCCATCTCGGATAAGGTTGTTCACATACGTCAATATGCCGGACGCAACGCGCCCGTCAAAGTGGGCGGCCTGCGCCACCTCGGTCTCAAGGCTCGGCTCGACCAGCAACACCTTCATCGCTTTGCGAGCATCGCCTTCAGCTTTCTCGATTACCGCCTTCATCACCCGGCCAATATCTTCGGATGAAGCAATCCCGGCCAGCAATTTCTCAGCCTGGGCGCCGAGCACATACCGCGAGAACGCGGACTCTTTCGGCGCCACCACCGGTCCTTCAATCGGTCCGAGTGAACTCGGCCGTATGCCACGAACCCAATCTTCCATGACCCCTCCGATCATCCTTCTGCGAATGGCACGTTGCCGTAATTGCCACGCGCCAGAACCATCGCATCACCATCACCACCAGCATTCGCTGGAACCGCCGCTGGAACCGCCGCTG